GCCTGCGACAATGCCTGCTGGTGCTGGCAACAAGCCTTGGCGGGTCTACGATAATCCGTATGTCAGACCACCAGCCAACCCAGTCACTGCTGGCCCTGATGGGCCTATTGAATACTACTAAGGACAATCATGCCAACGATCAATCAACTGCCAGTCCTGAACACGATTTCAAGCGGAGACCAGCTTCCGGTTTACTCACCAAACAACGGGGATGCAAGACGCACCTCGATTGGTTCTTTGCTGACGTTTTTCCAGCAAACTTTTGCCTCGCCAACGCTTTCGGTGAATCTTTATGTGCCTGGCTCTGGTTTCAACATCACAGTGCCAACCCCTGTCAGCAATGACCAATGGATGCTGCTGCAGCCTGCTGGAACGCTGGCAACTGGCACTATCACCCTCCCTTTGAATACGGGTGTGCCTGATGGCACTTCAATTCTGATTACTACCACGCAAGAGATTACCTCACTAACGATTGCGCTGAATGGCGCGACAGCAATTTATGGCGGTGTAACGTTTTTAGGGGCTGGAACAGCAACTGCAATTCGCTTCTATCAGCCTACAAACTCTTGGTATCAGATCAATGCTGATGCAGTTTATGGCGCAAATGTGCAGGCTTTCTTGGCTGTGCCATCCAGTGCCAACCTACGGGCGGCAATGACCGATGAGACCGGCACAGGCTTGTTGGTATTTGCAACCAGCCCAACCTTAACAACTCCGATTCTTGGTGTGCCGACTTCTGGGACATTGACCAATTGCACGGGCTTGCCGATTACAACTGGTGTTTCAGGCTTGGCTGCAAACGTAGCGACCTTTTTGGCAACCCCGTCAAGCGCAAACTTGGCGTCAGCACTCACAGATGAGACAGGCACGGGCGCAAATGTATTCGCCAACACGCCGACATTGGTGACGCCAATTCTTGGTACGCCGACCTCTGGAGTGCTCACTTCATGCACTGGCTTACCGCTTACGACTGGTGTAACTGGTGCGTTACCAGTTGCAAATGGTGGCACTGGTGCATCAGGTGCAGTGCAGGCTTTAAGTGGCCCTGGCGCAGTAAATATCACAAGTCTTGCCACTGCATTTACTTCGACTGCTACTGGCAACGCATTGACGCTTGCAGATGGCGCACAAGGCCAACTCAAGACAATTATTTATGTTGCAGAAGCCGCTGGCGGCGATACTGGTGTTTTGACCCCGACCAACCTTGGCAGCGCAACCACAATCACATTTAATGCCATTGGTGATTCGGTGACTCTCCAGTTTGCTGGTACGGACTGGTGGGTTATTGGATTCCGTGGTGCGGCAGTCGCGTAATGGCAACCAAGCCCAAGTCCTCGGTCAATGCGGCTGGCAACTACACGAAGCCAACCATGCGAAAAGCCTTGTTTGAGAAAATCAAGGCAGGGACAAAGGGCGGTGACCCAAATGAATGGTCAGCCCGTAAAGCCCAGTTGCTGGCGGTCGAGTACAAGAAAAAGGGTGGAGGTTATAAATGAAAGCCCCACAAAAAAGCCTAAAGGACTGGGGTTCGCAAGATTGGCGCACCAAGTCTGGAAAGCCATCGTCTGAAACTGGCGAGCGTTATCTGCCTGCGAAGGCCATCAAAGCCTTGACTGCGGCTGAGTATGCGGCAACCACACGGGCAAAGCGTGAGGCTACAAAGGCTGGCAAGCAGTTTGCCAAGCAGCCCAAGAAGGTCGCTGAAAAGATCAAGGGGTTTAGATGAAAACTCCAGCCTTTGCACGCAAAGAAGGACAGAACCCAAAGGGCGGCTTGAACGCCAAGGGTCGTGCTGCTGCCAAGGCTCAAGGCATGAACCTGAAGCCTCCAGTCAAGACTGGCGACAACCCTCGCAGAGCATCGTTTTTGGCTCGCATGGGTGGCAACGCTGGCCCTGAATATAAAGACGGTAAACCCACTCGATTACTGTTAAGCCTGAAGGCATGGGGCGCATCATCTAAGGCTGACGCACAAGCCAAGGCAGAGAAAATATCAGCCCGAAACAAGGCTAAAAAGTAATGCAAATACCTATCGTCAACGGTATTTACACCGACAACACTCCAGAGCTGCGGACATCATATCCGGTCAATCTTGTGCCAGTTCCTAAGCAGTCAGGCATTAGCAATGGGTTTCTAAGGCCAGGCGATGGTATTGTGGCAAACGGGACTGGTCCAGGAATTGATCGTGGCGGCATCAACTGGCAAGGTGATTTGTATCGGGTCATGGGTACAAAGCTGGTTGAGGTCTCCAGCACTGGCGCTGTGACTATTTTGGGCGATGTGGGTGGCCCAACAGACCAACTTGTGACCTTTGATTACAGCTTTGACTTGCTAGCGATTGCCTCGGGTGGGCGGCTTTATTACTGGAATGGCACAACCTTAACGCAAGTCACAGACCCTGATCTTGGGGTGGTACTTGACTTCTGCTGGGTAGATGGTTATTTCATGACCACCGATGGCGAGTTCTTGATCGTCACTGAGCTGTCTGACCCGACTCAAGTCAATCCATTGAAGTACGGAAGTTCAGAGGTTGACCCTGACCCAGTAGTGGCATTGCTCAAGCTGCGAAACGAGGTTTATGCGCTGAACAGAAATACCATTGAAGTGTTCGACAATACAGGCGGTGAGCTGTTTCCGTTTGCAAGGATTGATGGAGCGCAGCTTCAAAAGGGCGTAGTCGGCACTCAAGCCTGTTGCGTATTCATTGAGCGCATTGCCTTTTTAGGCAGTGGGCGTAATGAAGCTCCAGGCATTTATATCGGTGCAGCAGCAACTACTCAAAAAGTCAGTACGCAAGAGGTTGACAATATTCTGCTGCAATACACCGAAGCGCAATTGGCCTTGGTCAAACTAGAAGCCAGAAACGATAAGAATCACCAGCACCTTTATGTGCATCTGCCTGACCAGACCCTTGTTTACGATGCGGCTGCATCCGAAGCTCTGCAAACACCAGTCTGGTTTATCTTGGTCAGCACCCTGTCAGGGCTTGCTCAATACAAAGCCAGAAACATGGTCTATGCCTACGACAAGTGGTTGGTGGGCGACCCGCAATCAACCAATATTGGCTATCTGGCGCAGGATACAGGCCATCACTGGGGGCAGCAAGTGCGCTGGGAGTTTGGCACGTTGATCGTCTACAACGCAAGCAATGGGGCAATCTTTAACGAGCTAGAGCTGGTCAGCCTGACGGGTAGCATTGCCCTTGGCAAAAACCCGCAAATCAGCACCAGTTACTCGTTGGATGGCAAGGCATACAGCCAAGAAAAGTTTATCTCAGTCGGCACAATTGGCAACACAAAGAAGCGACTCGCATGGTTTCAGCAGGGGCACATGAGGAACTGGCGCATCCAGCGTTTCCGTGGCGACAGTGATGCCCATGTGTCTTATGTGCGTCTTGAGGCTCAGATTGAACCATTGGCATACTGATGGCAACCGCACCCATTTCCCGCAAGTTAAATCTGACGCGAGATCAGCTTGCTGCTTTCCTGACCGACCAACAGCAGATTCGTCAGTTTGAATTGCTGTTTTCTACTGTTGACCAGTTACAGGTCATTACAGGCACAGACTTTGAATTTCAGGCTGACACCGCAGCCGCCACCGCCAACAGCGCATTGGCGCAGATTGCAGCATTGGCACAATCTTTGGAGTTGCTTGCTGTTGCCCCTGTGCGTAATAATGTGGAACTGTCGCACGATGTAAATGGCATCTTGCCTTATGCAAACCAAACCCCAAGGGTGCGATCTAATCAGGTGCTCACATGGCTTTCGATGTAATTACCCCTGTTAAATTAGGCCAAGCCGCCATCACAACGGGCGTGACTACGCTTTACACAGTGCCAGCATCAACTAGAACGCTGCTCAAAGAATTTAGCATTGCGAATACTACAGTTGCAGCCATCAATGTTCGCGTGTTTTTAGTGCCATCAGCAGGTACGGCTGGAACTGGAAATGCTTTTCTGTACGATGTGCCAGTACCAGAAAATAACGCTTTGCAATACAACGGAATTGAAGTGCTTAATGCTGGAGACACTATACAAATACAGGCTGTCTCAACGGGTCTCACAATCATTGCCAGTGGCGGCGAAGCCACATAAGGAGTAGACATGACAGTCACAGTAAAAGTGCTAATCCCTGCAAAACAGGCAGAAAACGCACAGACCACCCAATACACCGCAACCAATGTTAAGGCGATCATTGACAAGTTCACGGTGACAAACACCAGTGGCAATAATGTGACTTTCAGTTGCAATCTGGTCACCGTGTCTGGGGCAGCGGGGGCATCGAACCTGATTATTGATGCGCGAACTATCGTGCCTGATGAGACCTACACCTGTCCCGAGCTGGTGGGTCAGGCGTTAGACGTTGGTGGTTTTATATCTACGCTGGCAGGGACGGCAACATCCTTGACCATTCGAGCATCAGGCCGAGAAATTTCTTAAGGAGCTAGAAATGAAAGAATTTATGATGATTCCACGGGGCTTCAATGGCTTGCCGATGGATGAGGGTTTTGTTACCACAGCAGAAAACAAAAAGAACTACGCAGTCGCAGTTGCTGACTGGAACTATGGCCCTGAAATGCCAACTAATGAAACTGGCGCAAACAAGGAGTTCTACGCTGGGCTGGCAGAGGCCATGCAGTGCGATGAGAAGGACGCAAGGCGCAAGCACTGCTCAAATTGCGAATACTACGATAACAGCTTTATGACCCAAGTGCGGATTGAGCGCATCCCTATGGCGACTTATGACAAGGGCGCAGGGTTCAGGGGTCACTGTGAGAAGCTGAACTTCATTTGCAACGATATGCGGGTTTGCCAGGCTTGGGAAGACAGAGAGATGGACGATTGACCTTTTGGCAATTTGTGCGAAAATCAAGCCGCTGAGTTCTGGCATCCAGCGGCCTTCCCTGTAAAGGAGTTTTGGATGACCGATGGACTCAGAGAGAACCTGACTAAGGTTTTTATGCTGCCTACGCCTGCCGTAGAGTGGCTGCTCATGGTCTTTGACGCTATCCAAGTCTTTGATGATGTTGCCGATGGCGACCCAGTAGCACGGGAAGCCCTGAATGCGACCATCTGGAACACCTTTGTGGGTATGCACCAGAACGCTTTTTTCATTACCAACAGCCACCATCTAGTGCCTTTGCTGGCTACTGCCATTCTCAAGTGGCAGGCATCGGATGCAATAGAGCGAGATGGTCAGGCAGATGCAAAATCATTTGTTTGGCGAGCTGGATATTACGATTTGATTTTAATGACCCTCTCGCTAGTGCATGGGGCTGGATACGCCACCAAGCACGGTCATCATGTGATGGCTTTATACGGCGAGAAATTTGAAGATTACATGAAGGAGTTCGGCAATGCCTGATCCAGTTACGGGAGTTACCGCAGCCGCAACAATCATCGGAAGCTCGATGCAAGCTGATGCTGCCGGAAGCGCAGCAGAAGCCCAATCAGGTGCAGCGCGAGCTGGCATTGATGAGCAGCGCCGACAGTTTGACTTTATTCAAAACTTGCTGAAGCCTTATACAGAGGCGGGTGTTCCTGCTCTTGAGGCGCAGCAAGCGTTTCTTGGTTTGCGAGGGCCAGAAGCTGAACGAGCTGCCATCGAGCGTATTAGCGGCGGCCAGCGTTTCCAAGAACTAACCCGTCAGGGTGAAGAGGCTTTGCTTCAAAGAGCATCAGCCACTGGTGGGCTTCGTGGCGGCAATGTTCAAGCAGCACTTGCTCAGTTCAGGCCACAGGTGCTGAATCAACTTATTGAGGAGCAGTATGGGCGCTTGGGCGGCATGACCACATTAGGACAACGCTCTGCGGCTGGTGTCGGTGATATTGGATTTAAGACAGGCGAGAACGTAGCAACATTGATGGGTCAAGAAGGCGCAGCGATGGCCCGTGGTGACATTGCACAAGCTAAAGCCTTTGCCCCGATATTTAACTTGCCCGGCCAGTTTATGGGCGGTTCTCGCGGTGGTTTTGGTAGTAATTATGGCGGCGGTCAAAGCGGAATGTATAGCGACCCCACAATGATTCCAATGCAACCTGGCGGCGGGTTTTAAGGACTGATTATGGCAATAGGACAACCCCCAACAGTCGATTACAACATTGACGTACAAACCCCGTTTCAGGCGGCGGTACAAGGCTTGCAGTTTGCAGCAGGCCGTGAAACTCTTGAGGCTGCAAGAACTCAGCGTGATGTTGAAGCTCAAACAAGGCAGACGGCGCTAGCGCAGCAGCAACAGTTTCAGACTGGGCTAAATACCTTTTTTAGGAAGCCACCTGCCGAGCGTAACTTTGACGAATTAAGCCAATTAATGATTGGCGCAAACAAACAGCAATTTGATGCTCTTAAAAACATCGGTGACACGATGAGCACTGAGCGAAAAGAGGCATCACAAAAGTTTGTGGCGCAAGGTTTGTTGGCGCTTGAGGCTAAACCCGAATTATTCCAAACTATGGTTACGGAACGAATTTCGGCTGAAACTGACCCAAACCAAAAACGTGCACTTGAAACAGTGCAGCAGATTGCACAGACCGACCCAAAAAGGGCGGGCATGTTGCTTGAAGAACTTGGAGCTGCAACTTTTGGTAAGAATTGGTATGAGGGTATCACTTCAGCAAGAGCTGAGCGCAGAACTGAAGCAGAAGCACCATTTAAATTGAGTCAAGCCATTGCGGTGGCAGACAAAGCTATTGCAGATGCAACAACAGCGCTGGCGACTGCCACTAACGCGCCAGAAAAAGCGGCTGCAGAGTCGCTGCTGGCTCGGGCAAATGCAGACA